ACATAGAAGCTTCACATATCAGGAATTTTCCCAACGGTATGCGGACAGCACTCTTCTTGGTAAGACTATTCCTCTTCCAGAATTGCGTCGTCAAGATGATAAGAATCGTCAGAACTCAATCGATGATATCCCCGATTATCTACGTCTGACTCTGACAGAAGAAATCCGTGTTCATTTTGAGCACTCTATGAGGATCTATAACCGTCTTCTGGAGCAAGGTGTGGCAAAGGAGTGTGCAAGATTTGTACTGCCTCTGGCTACCCCCACAAGACTCTATATGACAGGCTCTGTGCGTTCTTGGATACACTATATCGATCTACGTTCTGCACATGGAACACAGAAGGAGCACATGGAGATTGCAGAATTGGTTCGTGGTATTTTCACTGAACAGTTCCCTGCAGTTTCTGAGGCACTTGAGTGGTCTTGATAAATACCCCTATACATTATTCTTAACAATGCCAGTATATCCAGTTAAAAATCTTAAGACAGGTGAGACACAAGAACTTACCATGACAGTTGCTGACTATGATCAGTGGAGAAAAGATAATCCAGATTGGGATAAAGATTGGTCCCAAGGATGTGCTGGAGTCGGAGAGGTTGGTGAGTGGCAAGAGAAACTTGTCAAGAAAAATCCAGGATGGAATGAAGTTCTTCGCAAAGCTTCGAAAATGCCTGGCGCAACAGTAAAACCATTTAGTTGATTTATGGCAAGAAAGAGAGCACCGAATCCAGTACCATTTGGAATGAGTAATAAACAAATGAAACGAAAGAAGCCAATCAATCTTGATATCATGAAGATGATCGATCCCTTGACTGATAATCAAGAGGCACTCTTCAAACAATATAAACTCCAACAGAATATAGTTGCATACGGTGCTGCAGGAACTGGTAAGACTTTCATCACCCTTTACAATGCATTGCGTGATGTTCTTGATGAGAAAACTCCTTACGAAAAGATTTATTTGGTAAGATCTTTGGTTGCTACCAGAGAGATTGGATTCCTTCCTGGGGATCATGAGGATAAGTCTTCTCTTTATCAGATTCCATATAAGAACATGGTGAAGTACATGTTCGAGATGCCAGATGATTCTGCGTTTGAAATGCTCTATGGAAACCTTAAGACTCAGGGTACAATTAGTTTTTGGAGTACTTCTTTTATTCGGGGAACTACTCTGGATAATGCAATCATCATCGTTGATGAATTCCAGAACTTGAACTTCCACGAACTTGATAGTATTATTACTCGTGTTGGTGAGAACTCTAAGATCATGTTCTGTGGTGATGCAACTCAATCAGATCTTGTCAAGACTAACGAACGTAATGGTATCGTTGATTTCATGAGGATTCTGAGAGTGATGCCTTCTATGTCGATGATTGAGTTTGGTGTAGAAGATATTGTTCGTTCAGGACTCTGTAAGGAGTATCTTGTTGCTAAGATGGAACTGAATCTCTGATGTTTAATCACGTTGAATTGAATCTTCCCTCCTTAGAGAGGGAAATGATTGATGGAGTTCGTTATTATAAAGTTCCAGGAAAGGAAGAACTTCAAAAGTTTGTTTCTATCACATCAGTAATCAGTCACTTCAGTAAAGAAAAGTTTGCTGCCTGGCGTAAGAAAGTTGGTGATGAAGAAGCAGATCGTATTACTCGTAGAGCAACAAGTCGAGGAACAGATGCTCATACTCTGATTGAGCAGCATCTTAAAAACATGGACTGCAACTCTGATGTTCTTCCTATTTCAGAACATCTCTTTCAGATTGCAGTTCCTGCTCTCAATCGTATAAATAACATTTATGCTCTTGAAGGTTCTCTTTATAGTCAATACTTAGGTGTTGCTGGCACTGTCGATTGCATTGCCGAGTTTGATGGAGAACTTTCAATCATCGATTTTAAGACTTCTAAACAACCTAAACCACGAGAGTGGATTGATGGATACTTCGTTCAGTGCTGTGCATATGCATGTATGCTTCATGAACTTACTGGACTTTCGGTGAAGAAGTTCGTGATCATTATGACTTGTGAGAACGGAGAAGTAGAAGTCTATGAAGAATACGATAAAGCAAAATATATTCGCATGTTGACTCAATACATTAAGAAGTTTGTCAACGATAAACTGCCTTGACGTTATTGTAGTTTTGTTTTAGAATGAACAAAAGTTGAGGAAAAAGATTGTACATTACCGTGTTAGGTCAAATGGAGAATGAATTAGAAAAAGCACTAGAGAATAAGTTTTTCTGCCCATCTCGATTTGCCCAAGAGATTGAGAATCTCGTTCAACATAATGAAGACATGAACTATATCGATGCTATCATTCACTTCTGTGAAAAGAATAGTATCGATGTCGAGTCTGTTCCGAAACTTATTTCTAAACCACTCAAAGAAAAGATTAAGTACGAAGCAATGGAGTTAAACTTCTTGAAGAAGACTTCTCGTGCCAGATTAGTCTTTTGATTTCATTTTAGGAGAAAAAATTTTCCCGGTAAAAATCCCTATATTACTTTTTTGAATGGTGCCTTTTGATACTTACAAGACTTACCTTGCCCTGAAGAATCACTTCACGAAAGATTCTTATGATTATCACAAGTATCAAGGTAAGAGTCGTGCATCTCTCCAGTCCTTTTATAAGAGGAAGGATAGGTATTGGTTTGAGAAACTATCAAGACAGAAGGAAGATAAGGAAGTTATCGATTTCTTTGTAGCAAACTTTGTTTCTTGTACCGATCCACAGACAGTATGGATTGGAGAGATGATTAAAGAAGGTGAATCCAGATACAAATCTTGGCAAAAAAGAATACAATCTCTATCCTATTTGTTTAAGGAAGAGTCGCAACAGTTATTTGAAAATAAATTTGAAGAAGTGTTTGATTGTTCTAAGGGACATCCACTGCTTCTAAAAAGTTTCCTGATCGGTAATATTAGCCTAGAAACACTAGTGATATACGATAGAATATTCCTGTTCGGGAAGAACTTTGATAAGAAACTAAAAGATCCTGTGTGGGAAACCGTCAGTTTAAAAATGAGAAAGTATTCACCTTTCCTACATATAGATGTATTCCATTATAAAAAAATACTTAAAGAAGTCGTTGGGGGAACATGAGTTTTTTTGATTCTGAAGTCGTCCGTGCTGAGATGGCTGAAATTTCTGATCTTCAGGAAGATATCTATAGAAATGTATTTGAGTTTCCTCGAATGAATCGAGAGGAAAAGTTATTTCATGTTGCTCTCTTAGAGAGATTATTGAATAAGCAACAGATTCTTTACACTCGTCTTAAACTTTCTGATGACCCTCAAGCAATTCAGATGAAGGAAAGAATTCAAGAATCTGCTCAGATGATGGGACTTCCTTCCAACGTTGATATGAATGTTATCTTTGGTAACATGACGCAACTTCTTGAAACCATGAAGGAACGCATTGACAATACAGGTTCTGACCTGTAAACTAATGGAGTACACACAGGCCAAATCCAAACAATCCGAGGTATACAAATGTCATTTGAAAATCTGAAGAAGCAATCTAAACTGGGTTCTCTTACTGAGAAACTGGTGAAGGAAGTAGAAAAAATGAACACCAGTGGTGGTGGTCCAGACGATCGTTTCTGGAAACCAGAGATGGACAAGACTGGTGTTGGTTCCGCAATCATTCGTTTCCTACCTGCTCCTGAGGGAGAAGATCTTCCTTGGGTCAAGATGTACTCTCACGCCTTCCAAGGTCCTGGTGGTTGGTACATTGAGAACTCTTTGACCACTACTGGTGGTAAAGATCCTGTCTCTGAGTACAATCGAGAACTGTGGAACAGTGGTACTGAAAAAGATAAGGAAACTGTGCGTAAGCAGAAACGCAAACTGTCTTACTACAGCAATATCTATGTTGTAAAGGATCCTGCACATCCTGAGAACGAAGGTAAAGTCTTTCTGTTCAAGTTCGGCAAGAAGATCTTTGATAAGATTCTGAATGCAATGCAACCTGAATTTGAAGATGAAGAACCCATCAATCCTTTTGACTTCTGGGCTGGTGCTAACTTCCGTTTGAAGATCCGTAAGGTTGAAGGTTACTGGAACTACGACAAGTCTGAGTTTGATCGTTCTTCTGCACTGTTGGATGACGATGATGCTCTGGAAGCACTGTGGAAGAAAGAGTATTCTCTCTCTGCTATTGTTGCTCCCGACCAGTTCAAGTCCTATGAAGATCTTGAAAAGCGTCTGAAGTATGTTCTGGGTCAGAAACCTGCACCACGTCCTCGTTTGGACGAAGAGGTTGATGAAGAAGATAATGATCGTGGTTCGTATACTCCTGACTTCTCCTCACGTTCACAGAAGTCTGAACTTCCCGAAGACCTAAGTGCTCAACTCAACAACTTGAGTTCCTCTAAGTCTGATGAGGATGAGGATGATGCTCTGAGTTATTTCCAGAGGTTGGCAGAAGACTGATTATTCAAACAGTCTAATATTTTCTCCTCTCTTCAGGGTAGCATTCACATACTGAATGCTACCTTTTTTATATGGCATAATATCATCGAGATCATTAAAGACTATATTGAGATACTGTGGTTTAAGTGTAAAAATATTTCTTTTGTTATCCTCTATCTCAGATTCATATTGATAGTTTGTAACTGCTGTTACTACCTCTGTGGATGGTAAAGTCACATAATAACCAAGACCATCATCATAATATTCGTAATAATATGCATTACCCACACCAAGGTTTCCTTCAATGGTAAATAAAACTTCTTCAGTTCCATTGACTGTTGGATTTGCAACTGATGGAATTTCTGGTAGTTCGTAATTAAACGATATTGCAATATCATTAATTGATGCAAGAATAGAAGTAACTACAAATTTACCATTATATGTGGGTAAAGATACATTATTGATTGATACTTGATCACCAACTCTCAAACCTTGAATACCATTATCCATTGATACGGTAACAGTTGTAGAAGCAACACCTGCACTTCCAGCAAAGATTTGGTTGATTGATGTTTTAGTTACTTGAATAAAGTTTCCATTGGTTCTCCAAGTATTTGGAGTTTTAAGTCCACCAGGAAGAACAGTAATACCTCTGGAGTTTTTGACTTCTACTGTTTCATAATGATGAACTCCAGAGTATAGAGTTTCATAGGATCCATACTTTTCCAAGAGTATTTGATCAAAAGATGTCTGGGGTAATGGCCACTCAGTTTGAATATTAAGAATATTATTTGAGAGAAGAACTACCCAATCTAATGTAGAATCATTGTAGAGTTTGTATGCAACATTATCTGGTCTTTCGTCCCCAATAATCTTATACTTTGTAAAGAAGTTTAGATTGCCGAAAATGTCAGGACGAAGTTTTCCTTTTTTGAAAAGGTTCTTTACTTCAATGTAATTTGATATGTCAAGATTATCTGCATTACGATTAACATATTCAAAGTTTGGTACTTGTCTAAAGTAAGGTCTTGCCATTTTTAGTAACCCATTCCTTGCGAACCTTCACCTTCCTCATAATCATTACTGTATATTGGATCTAGTTCGTTGAACTGCATACTTATTTGATATGATGTCATTGAACCATCTTTGTATGTCATATAAGATCCATCTGGTGTATAATCAACTGCGAATCCAGTAAGAGCACACATCTTAATATTATTTAAGAATGGATGTGTGTTTCCATTTGCATAGATGTATTTCA